GGCATCGATGCCTGGAAGTCGCACTGGTTCGACTGGCTGAAGCGCCGGCCCGAGCAGGTGGGCTACCAGCACATCCCGGACACGTACACGCAGGAGTGGTGCGAGCAGGCCACGGGCGAGATGTACGAGCGGAAGCTCATCCGTGGCCGCTGGCACAAGGAGTGGGTGAAGCTCCGGGCCCGGGTCGAGGCCCTGGACTGCCGCGTCTATGCCCTCGCCGCCTTCGAGATTCTGAATCCGCGCCTCGAGCTGATGGCTGAGGCACCTGACACGACGATGGGTGCGGACGCTGACGAGAAGCGCCCGCAGAAACCCGCGCCGCGGCCCCGCCGCAAGCGCGGCGGCTTCATCTCCAGGTACCGGTCATGACGAACGTCTTCGACAGCGCCAGCTATCCGGAGACGGAGCCGGACGTCCTGGTGCAGGGCGACCGGTGGACGTGGAAGCGCACGGACCTCACCGAGTACCCGCCGGCCAGCTACACGCTGACCTACGAGGTGGTGGAGGAGCGCGCCGGCACACGGCGCAGCTTCACGCTGACCGCGGCGGGAAGCGGATCGGATCACGTCATCGAAGTGGGCGCGGCCGACACGGCGGTGCACACCGCGGGGACGTATCGCTGGGCGGCGTACATCACGCGCGACTCGGACAGTGAGCGCGCCCGGATCGGGACTGGCACCTGGCGTGTGGCGCCGGATCTCGCGACGGACCAGAGCGATCACCGGACCTTCGCGCAGCAGCAGATTGAGCGCCTCGAGGCAACGCTCGCCGCGCTGAGTGCCAGGCAGGAATCGAACTACAGCATCGCCGGCCGCAGTGCCGTGCTCCGCGAGCTCACCGAGACGCGCAAGGAGCTCAATCACTGGAAGTGGGTTCGCTCCGGCGAGATCGCGACCGAGCGAGCGAAGCGCGGACTGCCGTCACCGAACGTCATCAAGTCAAGGTTCAAAGCATGAGCAAGGGCACGGTCGTCCAGTTCCCGCGCCGCGCGTGGAAGGCTGGGCGGGTCGATCTGCTCCGCTCTGGCTGGCCGATGCACTCGCGTCCGCCCGACGCCGACATCCGGCACGCACTGTCTGCGGTGCGCGCCCGCTCGCGCCACGAGGCGCAGAACAACGACCACGCACGCGCGTTCTTGCGAGAGGTGAAGAGCAACGTCGTCGGGCCGCACGGCGTTGTCCTGCAGTCCCGTGCGCGCATGGCGAACGGCAAGCCCGATCGCCGGTCGCGCGAGGTGCTCGAGGAAGGCTGGCGCGAGTGGGGCGAGCAGTGCGAGGTGACCGGCCGGCTGAGCTGGGCCGATGAGCAGCGCCGTGCGATCGAGACCGTGGCTCGCGACGGCGAGGCCGTCTATCGCCTGGTGACCGGCTGGGACAACGAGCACGGCTTCGCACTCCAGGCCATCGACCCCGAGCGCCTGTGCGTCAACTTCAACACCCAACTGCCGAACGGCAATCACGTCGTGATGGGCGTCGAGCTCGACTCGTGGGGCCGGCACCTGAACTACTACCTCGAGGACGAGGACGCGCAGCACCTGAGCTACCGCTCGAACAAGCGGATGGTGCCCGTTCCTGCCTCGGAGATCGTCCTGCTGCACCTGCCGGAGTGGGTGTCGCAGACCCGAGGCGTGCCGTGGATGGCCACTGCGCTGCGGCGCATGAACGACCTCGACGGCTACGACGAGTCGGCCGTGGTCGCCGCTCGTGCCGGCGCGTCCAAGCACGGGCACTACAAGGCCAGCGAGGACGCCGAGCCGCTCCAGCGCGACGACGGCGACCAGCAGCTCGGGCCGGCCGACGGCCAGCACGGCGGGGGGAAGATCGAGGGCCAGTTCTTCGCGGAGTTCGAGCCCGGCGTGAACGGCATCCTGCCGCCCGGCTGGGACTACGAGTTCACCGATCCGAAGTACCCGCACGCGGAGCACGGCAGTTTCACCAAGACGGTGCTGCGCGGGATCTGCGCCGGCCTCGGCGTGGGCTACAACCAGCTCTCCGGCGACCTCGAGGGCGTCAACTACTCGAGCCTGCGCGAGGGCCGCCTGGTGCAGACGGCGGTCTGGATGATGCTGCAGGAGTGGCTCATCACGTCATTCCACCAGCCGGTCTACCGCGCCTGGCTGCGAACGTCCCTCGGCATCGGAGCGCTGGTCGATCCGCGCGCCCGCCCGCTGGATCTACGCCGCGAGCGCGAGTTCCGCCGCGTGTTCTGGCAGCCCCGACGCTGGCAGTGGGTGGACCCGCTGAAGGAAGCCCTGGCAGCCGAGAAGCTCGTCAACCTGCGTGTGCGCACGCCGGCGTCAATCATCCGCGAGCGCGGCGAGGACCCGGGCGAGGTGTGGACGGAGTTCGGCGAGAACCTCAAGCAGATGGAAGAACACGGTGTGCCGCTGCCCGAGGCGGCGGTCACCAACGTGACCCTCAACCTGGACGCTGACGATGACGACAACGCCCCAGACCCCGAAGAAGGGTAACCGCGCCGAGCGGACGTTCACGTTCGACACGCGCGCGGTCGACGAGGAAGCGCGCACCGTCGAGCTGGCCTTCTCGAGCGAGACGGACGTCGAGCGCTGGTATGGCATCGAGCAACTGTCCCACGACCCGGGTGCCGTGCGCCTGGAGCGCATGAACGACGGCGCGGCCCTGCTCGTGAACCACGACTCCAGCCAGCAGGTGGGCGTGGTCGAGTCGGCGCGCGTCGACAAGGACAAGGTCGGCCGCGCGGTGGTGCGGTTTGGCCGAGGCGCGTTCGCGGACGAAGTGTTTCGCGACGTCATCGACGGGATCAGAACGAAGGTCTCCGTCGGCTACATCATCCACGCCGAGCCTGACGCCACGCCGATCCCGGGTGGCGGCATGCGCTACCGCATCACTGACTGGGAGCCGCTCGAGGCGTCACTGGTTGCAATCCCCGCCGATGCCAGCGTCGGCGTGGACCGTTCCCTTGAAGCTGGTAAACCAAACGGAGATCCAGAAATGGACGACGACATTGACGCGCAGAAGCGCGACACCACCACCACCGGTGCGCCCGAGAAGCGCGACGGTGAGGTCACCCAGGCGGATCTCGACAACCTCGAGTCGCGCATGAAGGCCGAAGGCGAGGAGAAGGCCAAGGCCGAAGCCAAGCGCGATTCGGACCACGCGGAGATCCGCGAACTCGGCAAGCGCTACGGCCTCGAGAAGGCGGCCGAGGACCTGATCGGCATCGACGCCACGCCGGCCGAAATGCGCGAGGCGGTCAAGCAGAGCATCCTGACCCGCTCGCCGCAGCCGGTGCCGGCCATGTCGGTCCAGCGCGTCACGGGCGGCATCCCCCGCCACCACGGCAAGCTGGTCGCCTTCGGTAACGCCGAGGCCGACCTCGAGCGCGCCTACACGGTCGGCATGTGGGCCCGGGGCTTTCTCTTCGGCGACGTCAAGGCCCGTGAGTGGTGCGCCCAGCGGATGGACACTCGCGCCATGGCCGCCGGCATCAACAGCAAGGGTGGCGTCTTCGTGCCGGACGAGATGGCTGACGCCATGATCGACCTGCGCGAGAAGTACGGCATCGCCCGGCAGATTGCGGACGTGTGGCCGATGTCCAGCGACACGCTGTGGATCCCCCGCTGGACCGGCGACGTGACCGCCAGCTTCGTCGGTGAGAACCAGGAGATCTCCTCCAGCGACCCGAGCTTCGACGGCGTGCAGCTGGTCGCTCGCAAGATCGCCGCCCTGACCCTGATCCCCGAGGAGCTGCTCGAGGACGCCGGCGCGGTCATCAACCTGGCCGACCGGGTGACCAACAACATGGCCTGGGCCTTCGCGAAGAAGGAGGACGAGTGCCTCATCGACGGTGATGGCACGAGCACCTACGGCGGGATCATGGGCCTGCGCCCGAAGATCATCGACGGCACGCACACCGCGGGCGCCATCGATGCCGCTTCCGACGTCGACACCTTCGGCGAGGTCACCGCTACCGACCTGGCCAAGGTCCGCGCGGCGCTGCCCGAGTACGCGGAGATGGGCGGCGAGGGGCCGGAGTGGCTGTCCTCGAAGACCGGCAAGAACCTCACCTTCGACCGCCTCACGGCCGCGGCCGGCGGCATGACCATGTCGATGTTCGGTGAGCGCCCGCAGGACGCCTACCTGGGCGACCGGATCCGCTCGACGCAGGCCATGCCCAAGGGCGCCACCACCGACTACTCGAACGTGGCGATGCTCTTCTACGGCAACTTCCGCATGGGCGTCTCCATGGGCTCGCGCCGTGAGTTCACGGTGAAGGTGCTCGAGGAGCGTTACGCCGAGTACGACCAGATCGGAATCCGCGCAACGGAGCGCTTCGACCTGAACGTCCACGGCCTGGGCGACACCAGCAACGCCGGTCCCATCGTCGGCCTGATTGGCGAGTAATCGCCTGACGACCGGGTAGACGCTTCCCCCAAGGCGGGCCAACGGGCCCGCCCATTCGAGGACACTGAAATGTACTCTCTCCCCCAGTGCGACAAGGTCGTGGTGGTGACGCCGCCGGCGGCCATCGTCGATGACGCATCGCTGACCACTGCCGAAATCGACACCGCAGGCTTCGACTACGCCCGCATCCTGGTCATCCTCGGCGACACCGACATCGCCATGACGGCGCTCAAGGTGCAGGAAACCGACGTCAGCGCCACCAATCCCGCCGATGTGGCTGGCCTGGTCTTCGGTACCAGCA